CTTGAAAGTGACTGCGGGGTCATAATTGGCGAGGAGGTCGAACGGGTACAGCATGGTGTAGACGTCGGAAGGGTCGAAGTCAAATGCCATGACGATGGTCCCGCCTTGGGTGAGTGCTTCAGCGCTGCGCCACTCGTACTTGAGGCTGCGAAATTGGTACTTCTCGAAGCGGGACGCAATGCGATTGAGCCAAGGAAAGGACTCAGGATCCGAAGGATTGCAGCGCCATTCATGTAGCGCGCCGGACGTGTTCCCATTGCCCGGATCGATCGCGATCGTCTCGGTGTGGATCACCGTCGTGACCTTCTGATATCCGCGGGCTGGTAGTCCGTGGTTTGTTTTCCGCAAGGCCAACGTACTGAGGGGGCGCTCGACGTATTCCACCTTCGATCGGCCAGGTTTGGACTTCCGCTTGGGTTGCGAGGAGGCCACGACTGGCCCGAGCGGTCCCTTGCCTTTGCTGCGACGCGGGTTCATGACTCATGTTCGGGTGATGTCTAGGACAATAGCATGAAGGGGTAGAGCGATGGAATGAACTTTACGTTTATCCGGGAACAACTCAAAAGATAAATTTGAAACGAGGGGGCGCCATCCCGCCCCAAATAGTTGTTCCCAACAAGCCATGCCAGCCTAACCACCCTTCACAGGGGGTTTGGCATTAGGCACGGCTGCATCCACAGGCCGTTTATCGCTGTTAGCGGGTTTCGGCAAGGCCTGTGGGGTCGGTGATTGTTGTGATCGACGGCGAGGTGGGTGTCCTGGACCAGCTCCGGCACCTGCTCCACTTGGCTGACCTTTGTTGGGTCGGCGAGTTTTGCGGCGTTTCTCAAAGGGCGGTGCGCCAGCAGATGGTGAACCATCTTTGGGCAACCGCCGCCGTGGTGTAGCTAATTCAGAACCATAAAGAGTGCCGTCGATGACGGTAGGTTCACGTACCACTTGGTCTAGTGGTACAGGTGGTGTGAAGGACTTCGGTGAGAGGAGTTGTGCAACAGTTTCGGCTTGGTCCAACCATTCCGTGAATGCACTGCGATCAAAGTCTGGCAGTTCACTCTCGAAAATTGCGTCCATCCAAGGGCCGTACTGATTAGGATAGTTGACGCCAGAGCGCATACATTCCTGGGCAGCCCAAGGTACGATGGTCGGATTGTCGTTGGAAATTTCCTTGACACCTTCGGAAACGCAAGCTGCGTACGCCTTGGTGACAAACTCGCCGATGACGGGGGTGTTGGCATCCGTGAGAACGAACGCCCATGATTTCAGGCGCAATTTCTCAGCGGGTGTGATCCCTTCAGTGCGTCCGGTGCAGTGAAACTTGGTCAACTGACGTCCTGGGCTCGCACATGAATTGATGCCTCCACGTTC